AACGCTTCCCTAACGCCCCCCTAACGCCCCTAAGTCTCCCCTAACTATAACCCATATACTACGTATATCCGGCCCCGCCTTGGCGGGCGGGCCTGATCACGTAGCGGAGCAAGCAGCATGATCGCCGACAAGATCCAATCGCTCACCATCCGCGAACACATCTGCTGGGACATGGCAGAAGTTTTCCTGCACGCACGCGATGCTCACGGGCTGCATGACATGGGCGTCGAGATCCAAGGCATCCAGTGGGCTCTGCGCGAGCTGAAGGCGGTGCATGATGGCAAATGATCGAGGCAGGCCTGACCGGCAGCGGCAGCGCATCCTACAGCGCGCCCAGGACATGCGGGCGAGCGATGGCCGGGTGAACAAGTCACGCATCTCGCGCGAGTTGCAGATCCCTCTGCGGACGGTGTTCCGCGTGTTACCGAGGCTGTCGATTTAATTTCGTGGGCCTATTTTTGTCATATGCACAGGCCTAAAAAAGCCGTGTAAATGGTCCGCCCATGATGACGGGCGTTCCAGAAAAACAAACACCAAAAAACCGCAAGGTCGGTGATGGAACGCCTGGTCCTGGCCGCAAGAAGGGCGTGCCAAACAAGATCAACGCCGATCTCAAGTCAATGATCCTTACCGCGCTGACCAAAGCAGGCGGCGTGGATTACCTGGCTGCACAGGCCAATGCCAGCCCGTCAGCATTCCTTGCGCTGATCGGCAAGGTGCTGCCCACAACGCTGCAAGGCACTGGCGTTGACGGCGAGATCGAGGTGCGGATGATCACGCGCCGGGTCGTGGACACCAATGGCTGAACTGGTGATCGATACGCCGCGCTGGGCGGTCCCGTTGCTGGAAGCCTCGCGCTACAAAGGCATTTACGGTGGTCGCGGTTCGGGCAAATCGCACGAACGCGCCGAGGCGCTGATCGAACGCTGCATCATGGAGCGCACGTTTGCGGTCTGCATCCGCGAAGTGCAAAAGTCGCTGGCGCAATCGGTCAAGAAGCTGCTCGAGCTCAAGATCGAGGCCATGGGCGTTGGCCACATGTTCGAGGTCCAACAGGCGCAGATCAAGGCACCGAACGGCGGGCTAATCCTGTTCCAAGGCATGCAAAACCACACGGCTGACAGCATCAAGTCGCTGGAAGGCTATGACGTTGCATGGGTCGAGGAAGCGCAATCGCTTTCGCAGCGCAGCCTCGACCTGCTTCGTCCGACGATCCGCAAGCCCGGCAGCGAACTGTGGTTCACTTGGAACCCGTCGCAATCCAGCGACCCTGTCGATGCGCTGCTGCGCGGTGATCAGCCGCCACCGGACGCGATCGTGGTTCAAGCGAACTACCGCGACAACCCGTGGCTTCCTGACGTGCTGCGCGGTGAACTGGAATACGATCGCAGCCGTGACCCCGACAAGTTCGCGCACATCTGGTTAGGCGAATATCAGCGCAACAGCGAAGCGCGTGTGTTTCGCAACTGGCGCGTCGAGGACTTTGAGACACCGGCCGGCGTCACGTTTCGCATGGGCGCGGACTTCGGGTTCAGCATTGACCCCAGCGTGCTGGTCCGCTGCTACATCGACGGGCACAACCTCTACATCGATCACGAAGCCTGGCAGATCGGGACCGAGATCAACAACCTGCCCGCGCTGTTTCTGTCTGTGCCGGAATCCGAACGCTGGCCGCTGACCGCAGACAGCGCGCGGCCTGAGACAATCAGTTACCTGCGCAATCACGGCTTTCCGAAGATCCTGTCGGCGGTCAAAGGCGCGCGATCGGTCGAGGAAGGCGTCGAGTTCCTCAAGTCCTTCGACATTATCGTTCACCCGCGCTGCAAGCATGTGATTGACGAGCTGACGCTGTACAGTTTCGAGGTCGACCCGCTGACAGAGCAAGTCCTGCCCAAGCTGGCTGACAAGAACAACCACTGCATAGATGCGCTCAGATACGCCTGTGAGGGCGCCAGGCGCGCGATGGCGACCAAGGTGGTCAGACGCACTCGTCCTGCCCCCCAGCCCCGTAGCTGGGCCGCATGAGCCTGTATCTCGCCCGCACCTCGTTCGAGATCGGACGCAGTCACGGGCTCTTGCTCGTCCTGCACGCAGACGGTGCGCGCGTCGGTTCAACCGAATTGCTGCTGCCGGCCGACGATGACGCGGTCAACGCCGCGATCGACACGCTGGTCAGCCAGGCATCGCGGCACGGCGTGATCATTCGGGGCAGCAAACGCAGCGCGCTGTTTCACGAGATTGAGATGGGAGCGGTGACATGAAACCGGGCATCCGCCAGCAAGGTCATGCCACGCTCAAGGTCGGCGTTGCCAAGGCCCTGCCGCTCAAGATGCGCAGTCAGGTCTATGAGATCAGCGCAGTGCGGACAGAGCCTGAATACCGGAACCGCGGTGAAGCAGGTGCGCTCCTGTTTGCGACCTGCGGCGATGCGGATCTGGCTGGCAAGTTCCTCATGGTCCACGTCGAGCCCGACACCGACAGTCCGCTCGATCGTAACACGCTGGCGCAGTTCTATGGCCGTTTTGGCTTTGCGCCCATCCAAGCCGACCCATTGCTCATGGTCAGGCCCTGCATCGGAAAGCCCTGCAAATGACCGACGACGAAATCATCGCCGAAGCCCGCGAGCGCCTCGAGCTGTGCATCAACGCAGACGATGGCGACCGGGCTGACGCGCTGGAAGATCTGAAGTTCAAGAAGGGCGATCAATGGGACGAGCAATCAGTCCGCCAGCGCGAACTGGATAGCCGTCCGTGCCTTACCATCAACAATATCCCGGCGATCATTCACCAGGTCGTCAATGACGTTCGCCAGAACGAGCAATCAATCCACGTCCACCCGGTCAACAACGGCGCGGACGAGGAGGTGGCCGAGGTCATTGAAGGGCTGATCCGGCACATTGAGTACGACAGCGGTGCAGACGCGGCATACGACACGGCGCTCGACAGTGCTGCGTCGATCGGTTTCGGCTTTTTCCGTCTGATCACCGAGTACTGCGACGAGACCTCGTTCGACCAAGACATGAAGATCAAGCGGGTGCGCAACCCGTTCACCTGTTACCTCGATCCCTCGCATCAGGAGCCAGATGGCAGCGACAGCGAGTTTGCGTTCGTCACCAGCAAAGAGCCCAAAAAGGAGTTTGAGCGGCTTTATCCCAAAAAAGACCCGACGATTGACTACATCGCCAAGGGCACGGGCGACGACGAGAACTGGCTTGGCGAAGACTTTGTCAGGATCTGCGAGTATTATCGGTTTGAATACGAGCCTGCCACGCTGGTTGAGTTTTCGGACGGCATCGGACGTGTCAAGGGTCACTTTACAGCGCAGGACATTCAGCCTGGCGTAGCACCGACAGGCCGCACCCGGTCGACCACGCTGCGCAAGCTGATGTGGTACAAGCTGACAGCCCGCGAAGTGCTGGAAAAGTGCGAAGTGCCGTTCAAATGGATCCCGGTGTTTCCGGTCTACGGCGACGAGATCGACATTGACGGCAAGGTTCATCGTTCGGGCATCATCCGTAACGCCAAAGACCCGAAAAAGATGGAAAACTACTGGATGACGGCGGCGACCGAGGAGATCGCGCTGCGCACCAAGGCCCCGTACATCGGCGCGATGGGCCAGTTTGAAGGCGTCGAGGAGGATTGGCAGACCGCCAACGTGCGCTCGTACGCCTATCTGGAGTACAACCCGGTCACAATCGACGGCACGATGGCACCGGCCCCGCAGCGCCAACAGCCGGCGGACGTGCCGTCCGGTTTTATCGCCATGGCAGGGCTGGCGCGCGACAACGTCAAAGCGGTTACGGGCATTTACGACGCATCGCTTGGCAACCGCTCAAACGAGACCAGCGGCATTGCGATCCGTGCGCGCCAGCATCAAGGCGACGTAGGTAACTACCATTACAGCGACAACCTGACCCGCACGATGCGCCATCTGGGCCGGGTGATCCTGTCAGGCATACCCAAGGTCTACGATGCGCAGCGCATTTTGCGCGTGCTGGGCAAGGACGGGCAGGCGTCACAGGTCGAGGTCAACAAGCCAGAGCAAAAGGCCGACGACTACGGGCAGGCGGTGCAGACCGTGCTGAACGACCTCACCGTGGGCACCTACGACGTGATTGTGACCACTGGGCCAGCGTATAACACGCTGCGTCAGGAAGCCGCTGAGACCATGGTCCAGATGGCGCAGAACTGGCCTAAACTGATGGAGATCGCGGGCGACAAGGTCATTCGCGCGATGGATTGGCCTGGCGCCGACGACATTGCCGATCGCGTGGCCAAGACCCTGCCGCCGGGTCTGGCTG